CCCCAAGTAGCTCTTGCTTGAAGCTGTTACACATTGCCGTAGTGATTGCCATAAAGGTGTTCCTCTTTATTAAGTACAATGGGGCCACCCGAAAGCAGCCCCAAAGATTATTTATGCAAGATAGTCACGAGAGACTTCAGCAGCACCTTTGTCGGAACCGATAGAATCAACATCCATCAGCATTGCCCAAACACGCACTTTACCTGCTGTAGAAACAGTTGTCGCAGCTTGAATTAGAACATCAATAGTGTCTGATGTTGTAACCAAGATAGGACATGCAGTGTTTGCCAATGTTGCATAGTCACCTGCAGAAGCAGAATCAAATGCAAAACCGTCAACAAATGCATCAACGTCACCACCTGTGATACCAAGGTCAAGAACCGTACCAGTACCACCTGAAGGTGTTGTTGTACATTCCATACCTGCAGCCATTACCATTGTGTTTGCACCAACAGTAATTGCTTGAATGATATCTGCGGCAGCTAGGGCAGAACCCTTAGCAGTTGCTGCTGCAGCCATGTCGATTTCTTTTTCGACCATATAAGGTTTACGTGCTGGATTGTCACGTCCACCCGCTGCTCTTGCGAGAGTTGTTACTGTAGCCATAAGTCAGTCCTCCTCTTACGCCAAGTTGTATTTAGCAGTTACCAAGGCTTCTGGCCTTAGGATTTTTCTGCCGTATAGGTGCATACCACGAACGATGTCAGCAAAGCTGTCAGGATCACGATATGTTTCCGTTTTGTTGATTTGCTCTGCAGTTGCAACAGCAGAATCATGACCAGCAACAATAACACCATAGTCAGTGTTCTGGTTTGCTGTACCTGTCGTAGCGGCTCCACCACCTACTGATGGAAGATTACTTGAGGTATACACACGGAAACCGTGGAAGTTATTCAAGACAAGACCGTTACGAAGCCCACCTGATTCACCGAAGTCAGCATTGAAGAGACGTGAGTCTTCGTCACGCAATACTTCCATAAACACTGGGTCAACAACAATCCAACGACCTTGCTTATCTACTTGTTGTTGGTCAAGCAAACGAGCCATACGTGCTACAACCATTGCTGGTGAAGCATAAGCTGTTGGAAGAGCGGTTGCACCTGGTAGACGTGCAGCAACTGGGATTGAGTGATCACCAGCAGAAGATGTAGTAATGTTGCCAAATGAATCCTTGCGGAGTTTCATTGAAGTCAACAACTCGTCTGAACCAGCAGTTGAAACAGCTTTAGTACCATTTACGGTAGTGTTTACTGTGTCTGCTGCTGAGTGCAATGCTGATTGAGCATAACCTGACAAATAACCCAACACCTCTTGGTCATGCTGATCAGCCAAGCGGTAAGCCGCACGGTTGGTCGCAAGATCCATGAAATTGACATGTGAGTGCGCTTCCTCGATGTCGTCGATCTTGAAGGCAAAATAGTTCGCCTTGTCTACGACCAAAGAGAAATCCTCATCGTCAAGGTTTTGGGCTGCAATTTGTGTGCCACGGGCATACGCTGACACAGAAATTTCAGGTTCTTTGATGATTTTAACAGTGTCACCTTGTGCACTAATCTCACCAAAATAATCAGAGTTCGTAATATCACCAACTACTGTAGCTTTTCGAAAGGCAAGCTGAACCTTCTTAGAATAGATTACGGAACTAAAGTTACCGTTAGGTAAGTTACCGTAACCCGATGCAGTTGTAAAAGCCATGATAAATCCTCCATGATATTTGGCTTCGGGTTACAAAGCTAAACACCTACAAGAGGCTGTTACATTTTCTAGGGTGCAGATGTTATTCAGTTGGCCTACTAAATAGCTTCTGGGCCTATACTTGAACAGGTAGTTCTTATTAGTTTAGACTTTTGTTATGTTTGGGAAAATTAATAGTATAAAGAGGTAGTCCAAAAGGAGGCTCTTAAAACTATACGTGCTTAGTTATATTTACGAAAAAATGTTTGTCAACACTTATCGCGCACCAGCACTAAGATCATACACGAATTTCCCTGTTCGCATAGCCTTAGTGATTTCTTCCTCACGGGCTTCAAACTCTTTAGCCGACATTTTAGCAACATCGGACTCTCTAATCATTGAGCCGCCTTCTGTTGGATCAACTTTAGTTCTTGAACCTTTGCCAATAGATTTAGCAGCATCTTTGGTTTTAGCCCGTCTAGCCTGTAGTGTTTCTCCGTTGTCAATCTTGTAAAGGTCAATAACACGAACAACAGAATCTGGATCGTCC